GTTCTCCCAGCGCTGATTTGATTTTGTCATGCTGAGTTAAATTCCCAAACGTCTGGGAATTTGCCGCAAACGAAAAACGCCCCCTCGCAGGCCGAAACCTGCAAGGGGGCGTTACTGCGGCCACGTTTGCCGTTTCCAGGCCAACAGGCGCGGTGAAGCGACAGGGACGTGGATTTATGCCCCCGTGGCTTCGTTGCCTTCTTGGGGACCGTCAGGGCATTGTACATGGGCCGCCTGGGGGATGGCGCTCTTGGCAGCCTCGGTAGCGGCAACGGTAGCCGCTGCAGTGGCGGCAGCTACCGCCACTGCGTCCGGCCCCTCCTTGACACCCTCGACAGCCTCCAGCGGAATGCTAAAGGCAACGGAATCGCTGCCTTTCTGATTTTTGACCTCCGCCTCGATCCTGGTTTCCAGGTAGGCATCCAGATCCCCGTAAATCTCGGCCAGGATACTCTTTGCGGATGCGGAGAGCAGGGACAGGGTTTTATTCTTGGACTTCTGCAGGGCCTCCAACTGGGCGTCCTTGTCGAAAATGCCGTTCTTTTTCAGCGCATCCACATAGGTCTGGCTGGTATAGGTGACGGCGGTGGTCACGGCCTCGGTGACTTCGGCCAGCAACTCCTTTGTGGTCAGACTGTTGGTCTGCGCTGCGGCCTCCTTTGACTTCCGGCGCAGAAACTGCACGAGGAAAGCGGCACAGACGGGGACGGCAGCGGTGGCAACCGCTTGGAGCAGTTCAAATAAAAATTCTTTCATGATGTACCTCCCTTAATTATTTGACAGACCCACCCAGGGCACACAGCAGCGCACCCAGGTTGGGGTAGTCCCGATAATGTTCCACCCAGTGGTTCGGTGTATCAATTACCCCGGCACTCACCAGAGCACCAATCCCGTTCTCCGGCGTGCTGGAGCGCGGCCCCGCCTTTGTGATCTTTGCCGCAGCCTTGACCAGCAGCACATCCAGGTATTCCACCTTTCCGCTCTCCACGGCCTGCTTCCAGTAGTCCGGCGAGTTGATGATATCAAGCCTGGCCAGTTTGTCGATGGCTTCCGCTGGAGCGCCGTTCAGCTTCTTGGCAATGGCGGCGAAGTCCGGGCAGATGAACCCGCGGATATACCGCCCGTTCACCTGCATCCTCCGCGTTCCAACCTTGCCGCCGGACATATTGCCCTCGGTCACGGTAAAGGTCCCGCCACCGACGGCGGTGACAATGCCGATGTGATCCCCAGCCCCGGTGCAATCTCCCCTTCCATCGTCCTGCCAATCATACACGCAGGCATCTCCGATCTTGGGCGTATGGGCATCATTCTCCACCCAGATACCCTTGCTTCTGGCAATGGCGATGAACTTCTCCACACCGCACTCGGTTCCGGTGTACTCTGAGATCCCGGCCCGGATGTAGGCCGCGCTGACGGTGGTGGCGCAGTAGGCGTCCTTCACCTGGACCTTATACCCCCGTGCCAGCGGCTTGTGCCCGTTGTATACTGCCAGGATGTCCAGGTGCTTCTTGCTGCCCTTGGTTCCGCCTACCCAGGCGTTGATGATGTCCGCCACCTTCTGGCGGAGTTGCGTTTCAGTCATACCCGTATCTCCTTTTTTTGCATATTTGTTGTAGAAGGTCTGTCCATACCCGGCTCGCTTGACCTTCACGGCCTCGCCCTGGTCTGCCGGGCGCTCGAATTTCAGCAGCACAATGTCCGATGCCGTTCGGACAGATGTTGTGGATCTCAGTGTGTTCAGCACCGCCGGATAGCTTCTGGAAAGTTCATCCGCCAGAAAATCAAGCTGCATCTCCAAATCCCCGATGCTCTTCTTTGCCCTTTTAGCAAACTCCAGCAACAAGGTCTTGCGGGGGCAAGAGGTCCACTGGGCCAGCCCATACCCGGCACTATCTCCGGTGAAGTTGGTATACTCCCCGCTGTCCACCGCCGCCGTATAGGCGACATCCGTGTATCCCAGCCTCTTTTCACAGCTGTTTTGGAGGTTGTTCGGGCGTAGGCCGCTCTCAGCGTAGAGGTTGCCCATCAACCCCGCCACGCCAGCATCGGTGAGGCCCCGATCCTGTAGATACCTCCAGATTTTTTCTTCCGTGTTCACAAATCGTCCTCCCCTTCTGTTCCGTCTCCGCAGCCGGTTTCCGCGCCCTTGCTCATTCCGAACACAGGCCCTTCATTGTGCTCAAAGATGTTTGACAGAACCTTCAGCCCACTCTCCCCCAGCAGGGCGGTGATGGCCTGCTGGGAAAGCTCCACCACCGGAAACGGCTGTGCCAGGGCCACCGTGGCGTAGATGGCGATTAGATACGACACGCTCACCCACACTAGCGCCGCAATTTGGGTGGTGACAAACAGCAGCCGGGTGACGCTCGTCACACTGATTCTGTTCCCCTTTGCCATGACGCGCCTCCCTTACAGGAACCGGCTCAGACCTAGGGCGGCGGCAAGGATGGCCAGGATCAAGGCCACGCCCCACCCAAGCGCCTTTGACTTGATTTCTTCCCAGGTCTTGCCCGATTTTCCTTTCAGTTCCTCTACATCCTTCTCCAGCTTTTCCACGTTGTCCGATTTCTGTCGCAACGGGGCAACGAGATCGAGGATTTCCTTGTTGCCCCTCTTCAGCTCCTCCATGGACTCCTTGTGTTCCTTCCGCAATTCGGCGATGGACCCCTTCTGCTCCCGCTGGAACTCCGCCACGTCGTGGGCAAGGTCGGTCATTTTTTCCTGGATGTGTTTATACTGCTCTTCCCGGACCTCTTCCCGGGCCTCCAGCTTCCCGATCCGCGCCCCAAAGCGGCTGTTGGTTTCGGATACGGCCTGCCGGAAGTCGCTCAGTTTCCTGTCCAGTTCCTTCACATCGGACGCGACATCCTTCGCCTTTTGCAGCCCCAGACAATCCCGCTCCGGGTCCAAAATACATTTGTCGTCAGGCATGACTATCCTCCTTTTGTCATTTGGCTCAAAAGGAGGGCACCCCCATCATCAGAGGATGCCCTCCTTTCGCCGATCTTCAAGATTTGATTGCTGCCCCAATCAGTGCGGCGATATGCCGTAGGTCCTTCAATGGCGCATCGTAGAAGTCATGATTCCAAAGCCAGAAGTCCTCGTGTTCCGGCCGTTTGTACTTCTGGCACAGGGAATCGGCCCACACCTTATCCCACCGGGCCTGCAGTTCCGTCCGGCACTTCTCCCCGACATTGGGCGGGGTCTCCAACCGGGCGAGGATGGCCGCCACCAGGCGACCGCGCTCCTGGCCCTGGCCATCATCATCCTGGCTGAAGAACTCATGGGCATTCTGGCTGGTATCCACACACAGTGGCTGGCCTTTCCACAACAAAAAACCATCCTGGGCATCCAGGATGGAACCATATGGAATATTGACCTGCTGGCCATTGCAGCCCTTGAATTTCGCCCGCCTTCTGGCGATGTACCTCTTATGGGTGATCTGTTCCATAACTTACTCCTCCGCAGTCTCAGCAGGGGCCTTGCTGGGCAGCAGCCCGATCAGTTCCGTGTACTCCTCCGCCGTGATCTTGCTGGACGCCAGGAAGATGTCCAGCTTCTCCTCCATGCCCTCGATCTGACCGCGCTCGATCATGCGCTTAAGGGTCCGATACAGCATCTTCTACACCTCCCTTCTCAAACAGTCTCACTGGCTCCCGCCAGTCCCAGTTCCAACAGGGACAGACGGTACTCGTGGTCTACGGTCAATCCATCGATGTCGGACGAGAGTTCGTGAGCCGCAGCGACCATCGGGCCGGCGTCCGTCTCCTCCAGCATGACGGTATCCAGATCCCCCATACCTTCCGGGGCCTCCCGGCCCAGCAGGCGGTAAGGGATCCCGGAAATAACAATGCCCGAAGCCTCCGGCTCCGGGCACAGGATATAGCAGCCATTCTCGGCTTGCTTGATGTAGGTAGGGGCCTCGGTCATGCCGAGGCTTTTCCCATCGCTGGTGTTGGTGATTCTGAACATTTTGTACCTCCAAAAAAGATAGCATGGTAAAGCCGCCGTAGGCGGAGTAGGCGCCCATGGTCATCGAAACAGCGGTAGTAGGCGCTCTGGCACTCCATGTACTGTTCGATGTCCTTGAAGTCCCGCTTGCCAGCCTTGAACTCTCTATAAAAGAGCTTCAGCTTTCTGCGGGCGCGCTTGATTCCGTCCCGGCTCCCGTTTACTTTTATCTTCCCGGTCTCCGTCAGTGTAAACCGGGCCTTGCAGAAGCGGAATGGCTTTGTGAGCGGGGTGACGCTGCACTTACGGCGATTTACCCGGATACCCTTTGCTTCAAACCGCCGCACAATCTCATGGCCCATCCGTTTGGCTTCCTCTATCGTGGGGAATACCAGCAGATAATCGTCCATAAAGTGGGCGGCGTACTCGGCTCTGGCCTGACATTTGATCCAGTTGTCAATTGCGCTGGGCAGCGCCACCATCTCCAGCTGGCTCGGCTCCACGCCCAGAGGCATTCCCTGGTCCGGTGTAGGACAGGGGGAGAATCGTATGATCTTGTCCGCCGGCTCCCGAAGGACGGTGGCGGTAATCAGCTGCTGGTGCCGCTGGTAAATCAGTGCGTGGGGCGCGTTGGGAAAGTACCCCTTCAAATCAAGCTGAAGCACACCCCCCTCCCGGCCATAGTGCCGAAAGTGCCAAGCCAAGTGCTGCTTGAGCCGCTTGAAATGCCAGTGCAGGCCCTTCCCCCGCTGGCTGGCCCCGTTGTCGTGGATCATGCTTGGGGTGTACAGGGGGACCAAGACCTCGTTGCAGATGGTTTTATGGATCTGCCGATCTGTGATGTGGGGCGCATCGATGGGGCGCACCTTACCCCGCTCCCGCAGGGTGAAGTGTACGCATTTCTTCGGCTTCCATTTCCCATCCAGGACTTCTTGCCGCCTCCGGGCTGTGCCCGAGAACAGGTGGGATTCAAAGTTCTGGACACTCTGCTTCCAGCGGACGCCATTGCAGCACTTCCGTCCATAGAAGAACATCTTCCGATAGCTGAACACCACGGCCAGAGAACCAAGGGCGGCACATCTCGCCTCCCTCCTCGCCTGCCGCTGCGCTTTGCGGCGCTGGTACCGGGCCTCCCGGCGCTCCTGACTGTTCATAAAAGGTTTTTCTCCCCCTGTACAGTTGTCTTGTAGGGTGCCGTCTAAATCTGCGTTGTCCTAATGCACATGAAACGAGAGCTGGCACATTCTCCCGCCATGCAAGAAGCGTCCGTGCAAGGACATCAGAGGGAAGTTTTAGGGATTCTCACCCAGGGAAGTGCATCTCCTTTTACGTCGGTCGTCTTTCACCTGGGACTTTGCCCTGTTACTCCATTTGACCGCGTATCCACGTAAAATCCGGCAAACAGCCCGCCACAATTGTTTGCATTGTAATTGTTGACGCCGCCACCCGCGCCCGCGCCCACCGCACTCACATTGTTGTTATTGTTGTAATTAGGAGAGCGGAGAGGTGCCCACACAGCCGAGCGGCAAATTATCAGATGCACACCCAATGCTCAGTCAGGATTTCAACCTTTGGCCGGTACTCTTGATCTGGCCCTTCAGCAGCTCGTTCTCCTGGTCAATCAGTTCCCCCAGGCTCTGCGCCATCTTGTCCAGCTTTTCCATTGCGTCCTTCGATCCGACCGATTTCCCCTTGGATGTGGTAAAGCACCCCTCCGGGTTTTCGTTCATGATCAGATAGCAATGGGTCAGCCGCACATCCAGCGCCATGAGCGAGGCTCTGGCTTCCAGCAGATGGGCTTTGCGCAGCTCCACCCGCTGGGCATCTGAAGGAAAGATACTGTTAGCCTTTTCGGAGTGGTCGATGATTTCTCCTGCCAGCTTTGCCACAGGTTCGGCAATCAACCGGGAATACCGTGCCGATAACCGGGTCAGAAAATTCAGCGTTTCTACATAGATTTTGTTTGCCGTGTTGACAAATTCCGCCTTACTGACGGTGCGCTTTTGAGCCAGTACCGACATTTTTACACCCCTGTTTCTGTCTCTGCGGGCTTGATGGGACCGCGCTCTTTCTCGATCTCCTCCAGGTGCTTTAACAGCACATACTCGATGTAGTTCGTCAAAGAGCGGTGTTCCTCCGTTGCCAGCGTCCCGATTTTGTCAAAGACCTCATCGGTCAGGCGCAGGGTAAACACGCGTTTATTTGTCGCCATACTCGACCCTCCAATTTTAGGCATACGACTATTATACGGTTGTTTTTAGCTTTTGTATGCGTTCAAAAACCTGTCAAGTGATAGCATTTGTCGAATTTTATCGAAACAGGGGAAGAGAATAGCACAGGGCCTAAAATAAAAATCGCGTCGGGCGCT